TTGGTGACAAGTACACAGGAGAGATATCAGAAGTTATTTCTGACTCCTACGATGACGTTAAGCTAGAGGATGGTTCAGTTATATATTGGTCTAAAAAGACCAAGAAGTACGTTCCTGTACGTGACAAACACAAAGATTCTATCTTTTTTGAGATTAAAACACCTCTTGGCCTTGAGTATGCCTCTGAAAAAGAGTTATTCTAATATTATATTGTCTAAATATAAATTACCATGACAAAATATAGAGTAGTTAGTAAATCAATAATAGCTGATAATTTGGAATACGTAGACGCTTTTACAATAGTAGAGCATCTACGTGCTTCAAATCCAAACCATATTGACGTATACCATATTGAGAAATGTGATCCGCCAGATAAACCAGAGAAGAATAGGTTAGGACGCGATCCAGACCTACATTAATCCTTATAAATAATCATATAGATATATGTGAGGATTGGAATGGCAGAACAAAGTAATTTTATGGGGCTAGACGGTTTCGTTTGGTTTGTGGGTGTAGTAGAAGATCGTAATGATCCTGATGCATTAGGAAGAGTAAGAGTCCGTTGCATTGGTTTTCATACAGAAGATATTTCTGCTTTACCAACAACCGATTTACCGTGGGCTCATGTCATGCATCCTGTTACAGACCCATCCATGCATGGTATGGGAAGTACTCCATCTTTTCTTGTTGAGGGTTCTTATGTTATAGGATTCTTTAGAGATGCTGGAGATAAACAACAACCCATCATCATAGGTTCTTTGCCAGGCAATCCAGAGTCTGCTGCTGATCCCAGATCAGGATTTAATGATCCCAGAGGAATAAACGCTATACAGACACAGTATAAAGGTAATCCTGTTTATGGGCCTTATCCTGTAGATGGTGAAGACTATACTATGGCATCAGGCCATGAAGTGGGTGAACCAGATACTAGTAGACTTGCTCAAGGTGAAAATTCTGAAAATCATAATGCATTAATTGATCGTAGGGCAATGAGACTTAGCGGTGATCCAAGCCGCACAGATACTATCTTTAACGATGGCGTTCCTACTGCAACCAAACCAAATCTATCCGCTGTATCTGATGTTGCAGAAACAGAGACAAGAGGATTTTGGGAAGAGCCACATCCTAAAGGTATTGCTGCATCTACAAAACCATACATTTCTTCACAATATCCATACAACCATGTTCATGAAAGTGAATCAGGGCATATACGTGAGATAGATGATAGCCCCGGCGCAGAAAGATTATTCACTCAACATAAGTCTGGCACATTTGAAGAGTTACATACAGATGGTTCTAAAGTTGTTAAGGTTATAGGAGACAACTATGAAATTATTGCTGGTGATTCTTATGTGTCAATATCAGGAAGTGTTAATCTAACAATAGCAGGGACGGTAAGAGAATATATTAAAGGAGATTATCATTTAGAGGTAGAGGGTGACTATACGCAAAAGATAGGTGGTAATATACGTACCAAGGTTGGATATAAAAGTGGTGGTAATGTTGAGGAAGAAATAAAAGGTAATCATGCATATAATATTAGTGGTTATGTAAGAGGAAACATTGGGCCTTTAGAAGGGTCAGCTGCATCAGGTGAAGGTGATGTTGATATAAACATAGTTGGATCGAAAACAGAAATTATAGGTAAGAGAGCTACTATTTTTGCTGAAGATAATATTGCTATTTTTTCCAATAATGATTTGTTTGTTAGTGCAGAAAATAATATGACGTTAGCAACTAGCTCTGGTATAATGTCATTTAAGTCTGGTTCAGATTTAGATATGAGATCACAGACAGCTATGGTAATTAAAACGGAAACTACTATGTCTCATATATCAGGTACAACATTTGCAACTACATCTGGAACATCGTGGACAGCTACGATAGGAACAACATGGGGAGTTACTGCTGGTGATGATATTACAATTGTTGGTGGCCCAAATATCAACTTGAATCCATAGGAATAGTTATGGCTCACGCATTTAGAATAATGGACAGTACAAACGTAATAACAACTTATACTAATTATGATGACATACCATTAGCAACATTGAAACACGCTATTAGTTTTATACCAGATTTAGGAACAGAAGAACAGGCAAACGAAATATTACTAGAACCAGAATCTACAGTGACAGATAATGTTAGTGCTGAAGATGCGGTAGGATTAAAAACAGTTATTATAACGGAAGCTGGTGATAATCTTATAATGGAAATTGCAGATGGTGTAGATAGATTAGTTCCAGAGAATTTTGCAGATGGATTAGAAAACCATTTGGTGCTAGAACTAGTAGAAGGAGATAATCACATTGGGCCTTTTGTAAGATTAGAAACTGGAACAACGGATGTGTTATTAGATGAAGATGGTGGAAAGATACCTTTTGATAATATAGTAGGAGATGCGGTAGGTGTAGACCATTATCATCCGCCAGTAGGAGACTTTCATGTTGATGGTGATGGCCATACAGAAGAAGAACATAGAGAGATTGCTTTGTGGAATTTTAAATTACAAACATTAATAACACAGGAGAATACAAATGCCAGCAGTAACTAGAATAGGTGATGCAGATATACCACATTGTTCTGGTATGACTAGAGCTGTAGGTTCTCCAAATGTATTTGTTAATGGTATTGCGGTAAGTAGGCAAGGAGATATTAATACAGTACATCTTCTTCCAGGCGCACCTTGCCCACCTCATGTTGCACCTATAGCTATAGGTTCACTTACGGTAAAGATTAATAGTGTGGGGTGTGGAAGAATTGGTGATGGTATTAGTGCGTGTACATCAGTTGCGGCTGGTAGTGAAAATGTGTTTGCAGGGGGGTAGAATATGGATTTAACGACATCAGGTTTAGCAGGGACAAATGATAAATTTAATAATATATTAAAGAAGATTGACTCTACAGCAGAAACTATGAAAGCACAAATACAAGCTGATGCATCAGCTGCGGCCGCAGCAATTGGTTCTGAATTATCAGCTCTTAGTGGAGAACTTAGAAGTTTAGTTCCTCAAGGTGCTGCTTTACCGAATATCAATTTACAGTCACAATTAGAAAGTTTGTCTGGACTTGTCGATCCAACTCAAGCAGCAAATTTGCTTGCAAGTATTACAACAAGTTTTGGTACAGAACTTTCCGCATCTGGATTTAATTTAGACACTCTTGTTTCTGATGCAGCTGCAGCTGTTACTGGTGGTAAGAGTTTATCTTTTGATATTCCAAATTTTGAAAAACCAGCTGATGGTGTGTCTGCCGCAATTCAAAAAGCGGTTGCGGTTAAAATACCATCTACTGATCCTGTTGTAGAAGCTGTTGCAACATTTACAGAATTTGATACCTTCACTTCTTTTAAGACTACCGCAGCAAGTTCAGTTTTAACTACCTCAACTACTTTACCTACAGTAGATACTGCACAACTTACGATTACAGAAAAATCTACAAATATTACTCAAGGATCAATAACTAAAGCAGTAACAACTGCTGAAGATGCTATTGAAGGTGTGTTTGCAGAACTTAAAAGAAAGAATGTTAGTGCTGCTGGATTTTCTTCTAGGCCGGTGCGTATATCTGCGAGGATTTTAAGTGAAGAAGTTTCTACTTCTGCTGATGGTGTAGTTATTAAATTACCAGATACCCCAACAAAAATACGAAGAATTAAAGGTTATGACGAAGAAGGTAAAGGTTGGAGGATATTTGAGGCCCCACTATCAGAAAAAAGAAAAGCACGTTTTGATTCATTTACTGTAGTAGGAAACGAAATAACAATAAAACAAAAATTAAGAACATATGTTGAACACCCAAATGTAGAAAGGTTTCCAAAGCTTTTGTTTAGAGTCCATTATTATATCAACTCTACGTATGATCCAAATTATGGAGTTGACTAAACTGTATAAATACAGATATAATAGTATGAACTATAAATAAAAATGAGTTTTCTTTATAAATAAATGTAACAGGAGTTTAGCTTAATGGCAACACCAACCGCATTTCCAGATGCACAAGGTCAAAATGATATTGAACGTAATGTGCGCCAATATCGTGATTTGGATTTGTTCTTTGCAAAGACTCAAGCATCTAAGGATGTAAGAAAGGTTACAGATATTGCGGCAGTTAAAAGGTCTGTTCGTAATCTTGTTTTGCTGAACCATTATGAGAAACCCTTTCATCCAGAAATTGGTTCTGGTATTAGGGATATGTTATTTGAGAATATGAGTAACATGACAGCTTTTATTCTTGCAAAAAAGATAGAAGATGTTATTGAAAATTTTGAACCAAGGGTTAGACTTATTAGTGTTAGGGCTGACCCAAATTTAGATCGTAATGAATATGAAGTGACAATTGAGTTCTTTGTTGTTAATGCACCTACAGAGCTTGTTGACTTAACAGTATTTCTAGAGGTATTACGATAATGGCAATCAACAATAAAAGATTAGAAGTAACAGAATTTGATTTTGATGATGTAAAAGATAATCTTAAAACATTTTTAGGTGCTCAAACTGAATTTACTGATTATGATTTTGAAGGTTCTGGTATGAGTGCGTTGTTAGATGTTCTAGCATACAACACTCACTATCTTGGTTTCAATGCAAATATGTTAGCAAACGAAATGTTTTTGGATAGTTCATCATTAAGATCAAGCGTTGTTTCTCACGCAAAGACATTAGGTTATGTACCATCTTCCGCTCGTGCTTCAAAAGCAACAGTAGATGTTACTCTTAATACGAATGACACTTCTGCAACTATGCCATCTGGAACTGTTTTTAATACAACTGTTGATGATGTGTCTTATCAATTTTCAACTATTAGTGATGTAACAAAATCTAACACTGGTAATACTATTCCTTTTGTTAGTATTGATATCTACGAAGGTTCATTTATTACTACAAGGTATACAGTAGATTCTTCTGATGTAGATCAAAGATTTATCATCACAGACAATAGAGCTGACACAACTACTTTAACCGTCAAAGTACAAACATCATCTACAGATTCATCTTCTAATACATTTACAGAAGCAACAGACATAACACAAGTAACAACTGGAAGTAATGTTTATTTTTTACAGGAAGTTGAAGCTGGATTGTTTGAAGTTTACTTTGGTGATGGTATTATTGGTACTGCTCTTTCTGATGACAACATTGTTATACTTACATATGTCGTATCAAACAAAACATCAGCTAACGGAGCTTCTATTTTTACAAATTCTGCTGCTATTGCAAGTATTACAGATGTAACAGTTGCAACATCAGCAAGTTCAACTGCTGGTTCAGAACCAGAAAGTATTTCATCTATTAAATATAACGCACCTTTAGATTTTGCTTCTCAAGGTCGTTGTGTTACTTCAGAAGACTATAAAGTTTTTGCAAAAAAGTTTTTTCCTAACACACAATCTGTTCAAGTATTTGGTGGAGAAGCTGGTTCTTTTGATACAAGTCTTGGTGTTGTTGATACTCCAGAATATGGAAAAGTCTTTATATCAATAAAATCTACGACAGGTAATGCTTTAACTGCCACTCAAAAAACTCAGCTAGTTACTGATCTTGCACCATTTACAGTTACATCTATAACTCCAGTTATTGTTGATGTGCAAATTACAAAACTTATTTTACAAGTAGTATTTAAATTTGACTCTAGTAAGACAACAAAAACTTCATCTACATTGGCATCTAATATTTCTTCTACATTAACAACTTTTAATACTGACTCTTTAGGACAATTTGAAGGTGTGTTTAGACATTCAAAAGTAACAGGACTTATAGATGGTGCTGATAATTCTATAACTGGTAATATTACAAAAGTAACAATGTCTGATGATCTAACACCAACAATAGGTACATCAACGGGATATACTATTCGTTTCAATAATAAACTTTACAATCCTCATGCTGGTCACAACTCAGCATCTGGTGGTGTAATATCTTCTACTGGATTTAAGATTAGTGGAGATACTACTAATGATATGTTTTTTGATGATAACGGTAGTGGAGTTTTAAGACTTTATTATCTTGTAGCTGGTGTAAGAATATATCAAGATGCAACAGCTGGAACAGTAGATTATGCAACTGGTAAAATTGTTATCAATAGTATTAATATAACAACAATATCAAGTGTTGATGGTGCAGCTTCTAGTATAATAAGAGTTACAGCAATTCCAGATTCAAGCGATATTGTTCCTTTACGTAATCAACTATTAGAAATAGATTTTATTAACACTACTGTACTAGGAGAAGTAGATACTGTATCAACAGGAGATTCGGCCGCAGGGTCAACATATAATACAACCTCTAGTTATACAACGCCGTCGAGTTATTAACTTATGGCTCCTTTTGATAATCCATATTCATCAGACTTGACAACTAAACTTAGTCCTTTAATAGAAGGTCAAGTTCCTGATTTCATACAAGCAGACCATCCTCTATTTGTAAAATTTTTAAAATACTATTATGAGTATTTAGAAGCTGGTGAATTGCGAGTCAATGTTAATGTCGATAATCTACTTTTAGAATTAGAAACTCCATCAAGCGTTATCATCGAACCAGCTAGAGATGCTCTTGGAGCTCCACTATCTAATGAAGTAGGTGGTAGTCAAATTGTTTTAGAATCTGGTTCTGGTGGTGATGGTAAATTTGTTGTTGGTGAAACTATTACTGGAACAACAAGTAAAGCTACTGCAAAAGTTCTTGTTGATGATCTTAAAAATGAAACAACACCAAGGATGTTCATAACATCTCAACAGCAATTTCAGACAGGCGAAACTATAACAGGAGGAACTTCTGGTTCTACTGGTACTGTAGATAGATACAGAGCAAACCCTGTACAAACTTTACAACAATTATTAGAATACGCAAACGTAGATAATACCATATATGATTTCTTGGATCAACTACGTGAATCATTTATGAACGCAATACCAAACACTTTAGCTGATGGTCTTGACAAAAGAAATTTAATAAAAAATATAAGAGAGTTGTATAGAGCAAAAGGAACATCTGAAGGTCATAAAATCTTCATGAGGATGTTGTTGGGAGAAAATTCTGAAGTAACTTATCCAAATAAATTTATGATGAGAGCATCAGATGGTAATTGGGTCAATAAAGTAATATTAAGATGTACTCCTGGCGTAGATGCTATTGCAACAGAACTTATCAACACAACAGTTACAGGCAGTAGTTCTGGTGCAACAGCTGTTGTTTCTAGTGCATTGAGTACAGCTGAAGGTGGAGAGTCGATTGTTCAATTTGAATTAAATCCTGTTTCTATTGTTGGAACATTTACAGATGGTGAAACTATTTCTGGAACTTCTACTGTTAAAGATGTCACTATATCATTTACAATTAGAGGTATGGTTTCAAACTTCAATGTAACTAATGGTGGTATTCTTTATGATGTTGGTGATGTAGTAGAATTAGATGCACAAACTGCAATCGGTAACGGTGAAGCTTTAGCAAAAGTTGCTTCTGTTAAAAGAGGTAGTGTTAGTGAAGTTATTATTGATGATGCTGGAACTAATTTTAATGTAGGAGATGTTCTTTCATTTACCACTACAGAATCAAGTACTAACACTAAAGATGCTACTGGATTTGTTTCTGTTATTGATGGTTCTTTAATAATGGATGGTACAGATTCATCAGCAACAGATGCTGGAAAACTTTTAGTTCTTGAATCAGGATCAAATTCACAACTAGAAGAGTTTCAACTTGTGTTGGATGGTGGTGGTACTGAGGCTACTGCTGTTGTTAATGGTGCAACATCTTCAAGCACTACAATAACATTAGATGGAAACTCTGGTACAATTGTAGTGGGTATGACTATTTCTGGTAAAGGTATAGCACGATCTAGAGGTATTACTGTAACAGCTGTTGCGTCACAAAATTCTATTACTATAAGTTCTGCATTAACTTTAGCAAATAATATTAATATATTCTTTGATAATATTGCTGATGGTGTTGGTGACACTATTGTTTTAAATGGAACAGATAGTTCTTCTACTAATGCTGGTAGCAATATTGTATTAAATCAAAATGGTTATGATTTACAAGAAAGTCTTGATACCTACGGAACAGAAACAGATTCTTTTGCTCTTGAAGAAGGAACGGTTGGCACAGGAGTTATTACTAGAATTTTTGTTAGTGATGGTGGTGATGGTTATTCTTTATTACCAACAGTTGGTGTTACATCAACTGGTGGAACTGGTGCAGCTCTTCTTGCAACAACAAAAACTATTGGTGCGGTAGATAGTGTTGATATTACAAACCAAGGATTTAAATATACTGGAGCTCCAGAAGCAGAATTTCACGCAAACTTTGTTGTTAAAGATGTAACAGGAACTTTTGGAGTAACCAATACTCTTACTACACATACAGGTACAGTTAAAAACTTTAATGCTACAACTAAAGTTTT